AACCAAGCTAATCAAAGTTACACTTTCACCTAAAACGGCGAGCAGCTAATTGGGATTCACCTAATCAGGCAATCTGGAGTCCAGAGAGACTGAAGCATCTATTTGAGTTTCACCTGGGTAAAACATAAAAGACGAGGTGCGCCTTGTTTATTTCTATAAGTTTAATTGGATATAAAATAGGAATTAAAACGGGCTAGCCGGATCGGGATTGAGAGGTATTGAGACCCCTACCCAGCCGTGTGATTACAAATAGCAAACTTCTTGTAAGTCTAATGAGCTTACTTACCCTTCCAGGGGTTGCCGGGTGCCACCGAGGGCGCAAGCGCCTCAGTGGGAGCACCGAAGATCACGTAAATCCATTAACAATAAATAAATTAATGAAAATTCGCCTGCACGCTTTATCAAAATATTTTGGTATTTTATATAAACGCTTGCGAGCGCGTAGATCTTGGCAATTGGCTTTTAACAGCCAGAGAGCGATGATGGGTTATCTATTAAGATTACCTATTATACTCTCAGGAAGATGTAGGAAAACAGATATACTTGCAATTGTTTCATTTGTGCGATACACACTAAAAATCAAGAACTATTCGGGACTAAAAGGACTCGCGATCTATCTCAAGACTGCGCATATCGTGCTTGTTCGATATGTTGCAGGACGCCCTGTAAAGGGAGTTGCAACAGCCTTTAAGACACGCGTAGGTATAACCGGAAAAGGAATCCCCCGCATCATCCCAGCGGTGATGAGGGCCGATATAGACAGAGGTGATGCGTATGTAATTAAATTTTGACTCTCCCTGTTCTCACTGTACAGAGTACTGGAGTTCAAAGGGAAAATAAATTTAAAGACCATCACAGATCCAGGAAAGAAAGTTAATTACCAGAAGTATAAGGCCTTTTTGCCTTTCTTCTTCTCGCGCTTAGGTGACCTAAGTGGAGTTCAACTTAAAACTTGAGCTCCGGAATTAATTACTAAATCTGGACCGGGAGCGTTTCGCCCCGATACAGCAAAATCGTCCAAAGCGCCAATGTTGGCTTACAACACTACTACAGCATTGATATACCAAGCAAGGGCTTTTCAAGAACGAAAGTTCAGTAAGTTACTGTGGTGTATACGCGTAATAAACGATATGACAGGTTCAACAAGTTTGACGGACCATTTGCTGGCAGTCGGAAAATTAGCTAAGGCGATACCTCAGTTTGATGACCGATACACTCCTCGCTTCCTAGGAAAACTAGGTATAAAAGAGGAACCCGGTAAAGTAAGGGTGTTTGCCATGGTAGACTGGTGAACTCAAATGGCTTTAAGGCCGGTACATGATTACCTATTCTCTATTCTTAAACGAATAAAGGAGGACTGTACCTTTAACCAAGACTTAGGTGTAATTAGGGGAAGAGAGCTGATGAAGAAAACTGGTTTTGCCGCCAGTTATGACTTATCGGCAGCAACCGATAGATTACCTATCGATCTCCAAGTCTTGATCTTTGATCACTTGTTTAATGGAACGGGTAATGCTTGGAAAACATTACTTGTAGGCAGGAAGTATGAGGTCCCACACTCTCAGCGAAAGTTGGGAATCAAGCTTCCAAAAGCAGTTAGCTATGGAGTTGGTCAACCCATGGGTGCCTTATCCTCCTGAGCTATGCTTGCCTTGACACATCACTTTATAGTGCAATACGCAGCATGAACACTCGGATATGTCCGTTGGTTCAGATTGTATTTAGTGCTAGGGGACGATATAGTGATCTATGATCGCGAAGTTGCTCAACGGTATGTAAATATAATGACTTGCCTCGGGGTAGGAATAAACTATAGCAAAACGGTGTTATCTGAGACAACATTCGAGTTTGCTAAAAGAATTATACACCGGGGAGAGGACCTTTCCCCAGTTTCCTTTAAAGAGATGGATGTAGCTTCGGTGAAAATCGAGGCTGCAGTAATCTTATTTAATAAGGTACGTAAGGGCTGAACACCCGCGGAATTCGCTAAATATAGAGGTTTTAAGTATCGAGCTCTCTCGACCATCCAACGTAGGTTGGTGGATATTCCCTTACACCTCCGAAACCTGTTGATATACTTAAGTATGCCAGGTATTAGCGTCGCGTCATTTGACCGCGTTGTGGATTGATTAAGATTGGATCGTCTATATTCCTATTGTGAATCCATCCCGTCTCAGGGTGTGATTGATAGGTTTAGGTCCCTCTACGCGAGTACGGAACCCATAGGGTACGATCCAGATGGATCTTTCGGCGGTTATTTCATCTCACCCTGTGTTGAGACAGAAAATGGCCTAAGGAAGATTAGTCTATGATATCCAACAAAGTTAGATGATCTGGAACATTGGCGTGCCACTGAGTTGGCATGGAGGGTGCACTCAATAATCTACCCAGTTAAAGAGAAATTCCTCGCAGACAATAAAGAGTCTGACAAGAGTAGGGGACGGCTGGATGGAATATTAAGTAACGTGCAAGATTGGGATTCTTTTGAAGAATTCCTTTCGCAGTACGTCATCTGAGATGCTGAAGCTTCTTTAGTCCCGAAAGAGCGAGATCTAAATGACCACAGGAGGGATGATGAGCTCCCAAAGGATAGAGTAAGCAGGTGACTAAGATGGTTTAGTTATCTAAACACGCACTAATGTTTCAAGCGAGTAATGTGAAGTAATGCTAATGAGATGGCGTAGTAATCGATACTTAATTCTAAGTTTTGAGGTCGATTAATCCAACTACTACCTTCCAACCCATAAGGATTTGGAGCGCTATCTGGATATTGATATCCAAACAATGGAAAGCAAGATCCATCTGTCCATCTTCCGAATACAGATCGATGGTCTCAGCATGGACATTCATGTAACCGGAGATATACATCCCGTATTAGGGATCTATTTAAGTTTAACTCACGAGATATTGGAAAGCGGGGACTAGCGTCCCGTACTACCAGTTACCTTAGAGCACCAAACTCGAAATAGGCGCACTTAGAGTGAAATAGTGAAATCCCACTCGTACGTTGCTATATCAACACAGGCGATGACACGGGTTTGACCCGTCTTGCAGTAGATAACTGCAGAGCTGTCGAGAATAGTTCTCCAAAGCGTTGCAAGAGCGCTGCCCTTGAACCCGATTGAGACCTATGGTCTAGCTTTCAGTTTACGGAGACGTAGACGGTTAGTTCCTAACAATTAAGTAGGTTAGGATGAATAGATTATATAGGGTGTAGAGACGGTGAAGAGGGTATATTGGCATATAAGCAGAATGGATTTGGATATACGTCCGACTCTATTTGTAGCAAAAGCCAACGTAAAGTCGGAGATTGGAAAACGTAAACACATTTTGGGTGTGTCTATCGGGATTAAACCCTAATAGACCTACTGTAAATAAGAATTTACACGCAGCTAAGCGCCATGGGCCTGC